CATTTCCATTGACATCGAGAGAACCATCTAATTGAGAGTTGCCGGTCACATGTAAGGTACCTATTGTACCTGTGCCTGCCACAGACTCATTGCCCGTAACGGTCAGAGTATCAACGGTTTCCCCCCCAGTTACCGTCACCCCTCCATGCAAGTTAGCATTCGCCGCTACGTAGAGAGTGGAGTTACCCGTAATACTACCATCTACAGTTTCAGTACCTTGTACATGAAGGTTCCCGGTCATTGTAGTGTTGCCGGTCAGGGTCACATTATTGAAGGATGGGGGGGAATACCCAGTTATACGTGCAAATGGGATTGAACCATTTATCAGCGTGCCTGTCTTATCAATCAACCACTTTGAGGTTCCGTTTACAACCAAATTGTCTAAAACCGAATTAGAAGCGGAGGAAGTATCTGTGACAACGACTCTTCTTGCCTCCACCTGCGTAGCAATGCCAGCGTTCCAGGTTACGCTTAATTGATTTTGCCCTAGACCCGACGAAGTGACAGTCAGAGGGGTGCTGTTAATATATCCAGTAGCACTAAGATTAAAGACTGCTTGCCAAGTAATAGGAGAGCCAGGCACAAGAGTAGCCGTACCATAAAACCGTGTAAACAGTCCATTAGCACACAGCTCTAGAGCATATGCAGGAAGGTTAGCATTTGTCGGTGATTCTTGGGTCCATTGAAGCGTATTAGGATCCCAATCGGCATTATTAACGAACCACAAGCAGCCATTGACCTCTCGTATTACAGAGTAGACTCCCGATGGTTCCGTTGGGTCGAAGATGACTCCAGGATAGGTCTCATTAACCAGGATGTCATACGGAAAGACGTTCTGGTTTGACTGCGACGGCTGATTCGCAAATGGATAGAAAACCTCAGACATCAGTGCCCTCGCCTATATCGAAAGTAGGAACGTTTAGTGATTGGTACCATAGTTTTGGGCTTTGTAGCCTGAATGCGTTGCAGCCATGGAGTTATTTTGCTGTTTACTTCGTTCATATACATCTGCTCCGCTTGACCCATTAAAGAGCTATTGTCACTGTAGCGAGCATAAGCTACCATCTTCCACACTAAGGCATCAAGGAAGATGTCAGGAAATAAAGAACTATCCGTGGAAAGCACGAGAGTAGGAGGCTTAGGGATGTAGTCAATGGCAATAACGGTAGCCGGAGAGGTTACTAACGGAATAGGTACGATCCCAATATACCCTCCTCGAATATAGTACTTCGGTCTAGAATTAGGCCCCCATGCACTCTTTGTAGGCACTGGAGCGCCGCCTGATATACCGACATTTTGTATTGGGTAGGCCATGGGAGGTTGAACTGCAAATTGGGAGGTCTGTGTGGGAACACCTTGAGTAAGACTGGAACTGTTATCGTAGGTCTGCTGGATGTCCCCTTCAAGAGTGTAAATATCAGTCCCAATGAGCTCTTGTTTCGATCCATCAGGGCCCACCATATACACCCTCATCAGCTTCATAAGTTCAATAAGCTGATACTCTTGCTGCCCGGAAACGGTCGTTATCGTCTGCGTAGCTTGAGGGAAGTCTACCTCGAATGCAAGTTGATTCTGTGCCCTCGTTGCCATTTGAGCAACATCAGCCGCCGTGAAATGGTTTGTCCCAGGCTCATTCATCATAAGACGAAACGCAGCAGACAGATTACCTAAATTCACGGATCTTACCTCTTCTTACGTTGTTGTGGAGCCTTATACTTGGGGTTGTTACTGACTTTTTTCTTAGAAACTCTATCAAGCTCCTGTTCATATGACCTATGCCCACTTGAGGGAAGTGCCCTCTGGGTTTCTTGTCGCGCACCAATCGCTGTAGCTTTTCTCCCAGTCACCTGGGCTACTGGTTTAGCCTTAGACACGAGTCTAGGGGCGGCCTTAGTAGCCTTAGCCCCAAGGGATTCCACTGCTCTAGCAGCCCTCGGAAGGGCTCTTCCAGCCGCTCTAGCTGCTCCGCCTAGAGCCCTCGCAGCTCCTAGTTCCGGGATAGCAGCGTTTGCGGCGACAGACCCAAGTATTCCTTTATCCACTGCACGGGTATCAACACTATGGGACTTTTTTCCCATTTTCTTGTAGATTTTATCTGTGGTGGACTGATCGCCCGTTTCTTCCGCGTCTTCCCTCTGCAAGCGATAGAATGCCTGCTTCGTTTTCGCCTTGTCACCTTTACCAATCCTTTCGGCAGCAAGTTCTAATCGTGTCTTGGCCATGTCATATCCTAGAATGAAGACAGAAGGAGAACGTTAAGAGTCCCGTTAGCCGTTCCTGCTGCTACGGCTCTCAAGGCTATCGCATGGGCCTTGAAGTTCAAGACATTCTGCCCAGAGATATTAGTCATAGGGTTGCTCCATTGTGCCGACGCCTCAGTGGAGGGGGAGGGGCATAGGAACCAGACAGGGTTCGCGGAGGTACCATTAGCTGTGGCAACGTCCGTTGTGAAATACATCGTGACCGTAAGTCCTGTATCACTTCCACCGAGGCCAATAGTGAACTCTGAACAGGCTCTAATCTCTGAGAAATCATAAGGTTGGTTGCCTGGGGCGTGTACATGATAGAGCAACGGGCCGCTGTCCCCAGAGGCCGTAAACGTCGCAATAACTTTCCCGCCAACATTACCAATTGTTGAGCGACTCGTGCCCACGGCTAGAGGATCGTTTGGTTAAGATGGAAGTAAGAAGCCGCTTCAGCAGGCTGTTGCGGGTGGTTATCCACAGGGACCCCATACATCACAACCTTGATCGTCCCTGCACCAGAACCATCAGTGACCAACCTAAGAGTCAACTCCGACACTGAAGGGAAGATCGCATCGAAATTCTCGACAGCGTAGATCGTTCCCGTCACTTCTGATTCCCCCACAAGAGGAATCGCGATGTTGCAGGGGAAGAGCGCCGTTAACGGAGCCGCAGTCGGAGAAGGAACAAGGCCAATCTTGGTAGAGTCTCCAACGGGCGCGGCAGGATTTGCTCCAGCCACTCCAGCAGTGAACGTCCCACCTGAGGTAGCGACCGTTCCAGAGGTACTAACCTTAGAAGCGGTGAAAGTCGGAGTAGTCGTCCCATACAGAAGAGTTTGGAAGACAACAACAGGGCCAAGAGAAGAGGCTCTGTAGGTGACATTCAACGGAGAGATTCGATTGAACGCTGATGCAATGCTGGCAGCAGTCAGTTGAAGATTCCCTGCATTCCTCGAAGTCACCATGAACGTAGTAGAAACCCCACCTATGACGTAGGTGATGGTATCTCCGGCTACATAAGTGCCCCCAAGAGTAAGAGTTACTTTAGAGCTCGCTGCTCCTGCACCTTCATACGATCCAGAATTCGAGACAATGTTCAAGGCAAGGTTACCTGCTGGGGTGCCGCTCACCACATACGAGATATGGGTGATCTTAGTGTTCAATCCCAACGGGAAACGCGCGACGACTGCCGTTGACGTTTCACTTGCCGTCAAAGTAGCAGACTCAAAGGCCATAGCAACCCATGAGTTGTACTGAAGAGTAGAAGGCATCCTAGACTTGGCTTGTATTACTTTAGTCGGCATTAGCGGCCCTTTCAAGGCGTATCACATACTAACATTATCTTAACACAATAAGAAAAGACAGTCTATTAAGACTGTCTTTTGGTTAGGTAGCGAAGGTTGAATTAACCGCCCATCGACCCAACGACACCGCGGCCATTTATTGCGCCCCAGACTGCACGAAACTCGGTCTCGTGAAAAAGAGACATCGTTTGGTCATCAACCCATGAACGCTGTTCATCCCACTTCACATCAGCGAAGACAGTGTGGCAGTCCGTCCCAGGATCACCTTTTCCGGCAAGAACAAACCACGGGAATGGCCCGCCTGCCGTGGCAGTGAGGTACTTGATTGGCATAGGGCTGATGGAGCCCGCAACAACGTTGACTCGATTTTCGTTGGATGTCGGATAGTAGAGAGAACTGAGCGTCTCGGTAGCCGCTTGTTGAAGACCTAAGGGGAAAATTAGCTGCTTCGGCGTATAAGAAGACACTAAGCCTCTGTCAGTAGGGACATCTTCCATAAGGATGTACGCCTGCTGCAAGGTGTCGGTGGTGAGAGAGACCGCTCCAAGAAGATTGGAGTAACTGTTGATCCCGGGTCTCGCCGAGGAGCCCTGAAGAGGATGCGAGTTTGAGCATAAAGGCTGTCCGTCAGCAAGGGCTGCCGCAGAGAGGAAGGCGAGATTAAAGGTGTTCCAAAAGAGAAACTCTTTTGTCTGGTCGCTAGAGTAGCGTAGCTGCCCAGGAAGCTTCGGAATGATCTTTTTCGCGTCTTCTCGGCTCATCTCTTTAGTGACCGCATACTTGAGGGCATACGACACGTATGCAAACGACGAACGAAGTCCTTCCTTCGAATAGTCCACCGCAGCCGTCGCCCCTTCAGTCTTCTCGAAAAGAGTTCCGAAGCCGACAAGAGAGAGCATCTGCATGTAACTACGGTCCGCATCACCCTTGTATTCATTGAATATGGAGGGATAACGGAGCGGTTCCATCGAACCGGAGTTCATGTAGATCTTCTTAAGCTGGGTCGTCGCAGCCTGGAAGTAAGTTCTGGTATTGATAAACGATGCCATTTTCTTTTATTCCTTAACTTACAGCTAAGACAGCGGGAAGGAACTCAATGAGGATGCGAGTTCCAAGGTTTCCTACATCACCACCCGGAACCGCGAACGGTCCATTGATTTTATCAGAGATGGTAGCAACGATGTTTGAAGCGGTCGGGTCCGCCACATAGAAGCCGGTTGTGCCGTCGATCGCGATACCAACGGGGGTTCCAAGATGCGCCTGTTGAGTTCCCCCGGAGATCCAGCCCGTAGAAACCGTAAGATTGATTTCCACCAAGGTAGGAGCACCAAGCTTGGCGACAATCGTCTGACCAGGAGATGCAGGCATCAAGGTACCAACATTTGAGATACCAAGAAGCAGATTCGGATTGAACGTAGAGGTAGGACTTTGGCCCCCATAATTCAATGAAGAATCATGCTGAGCAATACCCACAATACCGTTTGCCACGTTCGCAGCCGCGGGAGCAATCCCGGAGCCCGACAGAACAACAATGTCCCCTTCGGCACAATGGGAGGTCGGAGTCATATTGACTGGATTGATCGCGCCGGTACCGCCCGCGGGACTAACCGCTATAGGAACCATCGCAGTATACGTAACGGACATTCAACATCTCACAGGACGAAAGTATCTTAACTTAAGAGTACTCGCTTAGTACAATCAAGTCAACAAAAACAAACAGCCCCCATTCATAAGAATGGAGGCGTTGTAACTAGGAAGTTCTAGCCTACTTCTCTCACTTCAAAACTAGCTTGAGCAAGCCCACCCGACATATTTGAAATTGTGTTTTGGAACGCTTGGAAAGCTGCATTATTGACCGTCTTCATTATGGCGGACTGCTCCCTCCAATTGTACAGGCGATACACAGCTTCCGGGCTTACTTCCACAAGCACAACATCCATACAAGCAACAAATTCAAGGCCAGCAATTTTATGAGTGTGAATGGAGAGGTCCCTATCCTCCCGCATCTCTGAGAGAAGAACCGGACGATACGCTTGGGAGCGAACTTTGCCTCTAAGATAGTTATCCGCAGACTTTCCATAGGCAACCCAGGCATACATGCAATCCGCACGAGGAGAGATCAGAAACTGGGAAGGATCTGCAAAGATGGACTTATGTTCCCCAGGGCGGTAATTCTGGTCGATTATTTCATTTAAGTTAGCAAATCGACCATTGGGAAGAGGAACTCTCACACTCGGAATAGGTGTCGTGACTTCTCGTGGGGTTGGTGCGGGTAAAAAATCTTTACTAGGTCTAGCCATTAGCTAATACCCTCCGACTTAATCAGTTGAATGGCTTCCGCTGGGGTTAACCCCATATCTTCGGTCGCTTGAGCATAGTAGGACTTTTGCGTTTTCGTAAGTTTTACCTGAACGGGCTTACGTGCCCCAGAACTTGAGGAACTTCCAGAGCTATACAGAGGAACTCTGGGTTGGGGGGAAGCTTGTCGCTTCTCCAGAGCAGCCCCTTTAGCCGCCTGTTTCAAGAGAGTAAGCTGTTTTCCAAGCATATCGGGATTGGCTTGGGCCATGTCTTGCGCGCTGATTTGAGCAATTAACCCTTCAAACTCTTCCTCTTCATCCTTCAAAAGGTTGGCAGAGCGTCGGAACTGGTCGATAGCAAACCGAGTAGTTGCCCCGGCGACTGGTACCATGTTCCTTTGTGCCTCGGCCACGGCGTCCTGCTTCGCCTTCTCATACAACGATAGAAGCGCTTCGGCTGGATCAGCGAGGTAGGCATTTTGCAATTGCTGCTTGAAGACCTCTCGTTGATTCACTGTCGTCGAGGCGGGCTGCTGCGGAATATAAGTCGGGGCAGGCTGCGCCGAAAACGACAGGAGACGTTGGATCTCGCGCTGCTGCTCCTCAAGTTGATGGCGCAGGTCGATCATTTCAGGATTGGGAAGCGGCGGTTTTACAGGCTCATCTTCTGTTTCTGGTGAGTCGGGAACATAAGAGATAGTCGAATCTTCTTCGTCTTCCTCTAAGATGTCCACGATAGGGTCATTCTCTTCCATCGTCTCTGTCAAACTCTTTCTCAAGCCAAAGTGGTACTTCGAGGCCGCAGTTTTCGTAAACTGCAATAAATCCTCTATACATTTCATTATACGCTATAACAAGGCCTCGTCGATAGTCTTCAGCTATGTGTTCATCTTGCAAAATCCTTCTTTTCATCTCCTTGAGCATGGGAGAGAAGGATAAGCTAAAGACATTTCGAAAGATTTCCGTACTAAGGGTTGTGTGGAGGTGCTCCCGCTGAATCCGCGCTTCCGGGAGAAGTTTCCGCTTTTCCATGATTTATCGCCGCCATAGCCATCTGCATCTGCATCTGTTGTTGTTGTGCTTCTGCTTGTTGTTGCTGCTGTTGTTGGGCCTCTTCCATTGTCCCTAAGAAGCGAGTTATCTCAGGAATGTCATAGGTAGAGAGAACTTCGGCAGCAATAGACCAGATCCTTGCAAGATTACCCTGTACTAACGGGAGTTGCATAAGAAACGAGGCCATCATCATAAGGTCGTTCCTACGCGACTCCTTATCAAGAGGTCCTCCCATACCCGCAATGGTCAGGGTGTAATCCAAGGCAAGAACTTCCTTAGGTATCTCGACCCTTTGTGCTCCACCTGGAGTCTGATCCACGGACTTCAATTGATCTTTGCCGTATTGAATGTACAGACCGTGGATGTATTGGAAAATTTCTAACATCCACGTACGAACTCGCTTGATGACCATGTTAGTCTGCATGCCCTGAATGGCGGAATTCTGCTGAGCTTGCCTAGCAGACTGGCGGTTACCCCCGCCTCCTCCGCTGCCACCTTGTGTAGGGATACCCGCCGTCTGTGGGGCCCCCATGATCTGCTTGGCATACATAGAGATAGCTTGCTCTTCCTGCCAAGAAGATTGGGGCACCTCTGGGGCTGTTAAAAACGAAATATCCCCAGGCTTAGCGTCAATCATGGTGCCGGGCCCTACGGCCATGTCCTCTTCACGAAGGCGAACCATCTTATCTTTTACAATAGTCGGATTCAGTATCCAATCCATCAGGTCTAGACGACCATTATGCTGCGCGTTTAACTCCTCTTGCAAGCCCTTTAAACGCTGGGGGGTAGAAAACCCATAGAACCGATTGGGACGAGGAAACATTGAAAGAGCCTTGAACGGTCTACCCTGAAGATACTCGAACGGGGCAAAACCTAAGAGTTTTCGCGACCTATCGTGCACCCAAAGGATGTTCTCCTCCGGGATGCCGTCATTATCTAGATCGTATTGGCTAGTATGAATACGCCACACCTCCAGGGGTCCGCGTGACATCGTTATACCGTCAGGTGGAGATACAGCTACATCCACAACATCAACGAGCCCACCAATGTTGTACGTCGAATGTCCCTGGTCATCATAACCTAGCTCCCCTTGCCCCGTAGAGACATAAGACAATGCAGATTCCACAGCATCCTTATCTAAAATTCCAGAATTGACCAACTTCTTAAGCGACTTCTCACTCATGTAAGTCTTGCGACAAACCGCATCTGCCTCCTCTATAGATGTAGCGAATGCAGGAATCAAAAGGAAGTCTCTAAGCTCCACAGCGTCTAACTTGGGGGCATTATAGTCTACGAATTTCTGCTTCTGCCGAATCTTGATTGGCTGCCCCTGGTCATCTACAGAATCCACAATGAAGTTTCTCTCTGTAGTAGAGAGGTCCCACAGAATTTCCATGACCGAGGTGCCGTCTCTCGCCGTGAGATGGATACCAGTATGAAACTTATCCTCCCAATTGTATCGTTGGTACTCGCCATTGTAGAACTGCTCAACAGTGTGGCTATACTGAGCTGAATTGGGGTCATTACCTCTTACCCCTAAAGGGCGGGGGAGAATGGCCGATCCAGCAATGCGTGATACAAGCTCTTCAAGTTCTGAGGGGATTAACGGGATATTGATGTTAGCAGCATTGGGCCAAGGGGAACTGCGTTCTTCTGTCCGCATCTCATACATGGCGTTCCAAAGATCTAATTCCGCATCGAGAGAAGCTCGATTACCTTTGTTGATGTCGATGAGATTCATGGCTGTCTCACCTAATGAATCCCAAACTTCTTGTCCTACCTTAGGCATAGGCAGTTGAGCCGGGCTCTCCGGCTGCAACTGCCCCTCATAGTATTGATTCTTTTTCATAACATCCTTAGTGTATCAGTAATTGTAATGCTCCTCTACCCATATCCCCCCAGAGCCTCCAGCACCGCCATTATTACCTCCCGTTCCTGCAACTCCTGCAGTTCCAGCAGCCCCAACCGCATACGCATAGGTTGCACTAGGAGCAGTTATCATAGCATTCACATAACCTCCTGCTCCTCCGGCTCCAGCAACGAAGCCCCCCGCTCCGGTACCTCCGCCACCTCCTCCCCCACCGGTGTTAGTTATTCCAGAGGTTCCCGCCGTAGCTGTACCTCCACCGAAACCTGCTCCCCCAAGTGGATTTGATCCCCCATCTGGCCCGTAGGAACTAGCTAATCCAGACTGGGGTTGACCCATACCCCCTGTGAGGGACATGCCGGTTGCGGTTCCAAGGGAAGCTGTTCCTCCTGCTCCACTGCCGCTCCCTGTCCCCTGTGCACCTCCGTTAGCAACTATGAGAGATGTACCGAATGTAGTGTTTCCTCCATTGCCACCAGAAGTTAACCCGCTACCTGACCCTGAGCCACCTCCGCCAGCTCCTACAGCGACAACTTTAATCCATCTTACGCCGGTTGCCAGGGTGTATGTCCCTGAACCTGACAGAAAGATTTGATTTGTGGGGTAACTTGCATTTACAGAGTTAGCCACTGTAACGGTAGGATTGTAAGCGGGGCCGGAGATAGTGATACCTGTTCCTGCTGACAGGTTATTAACACAGGTGCCCCCCGAGTTAAGTTGCTTAGACCCATTCGTTGATACACAAGAATTGGCCGCTAGTCCGCTATCAATCAAGTTGGGCGCAGTAATTGTGCCCCCAGTAGTAATGGTTCCATCCGTACCGATATTGCCTGAAGTTGTGTCAATCGCAACGTGTACTGCCGCAGTGCCGTTGTTATTATCGCCAACTTGGAAGTACTGGTTGCTAACTCCCTGGGTAGTCTTCGTCGAATCTCCCCCGATAAAACCGTTGATACCTGTGCCTGCATTAGTTGTCCAAGCATAGGCTTGCTGTTGGTTGCAGGTGGTAGAACAGCCCGAAGTCTGACCAAAACCGCCAGCTCCTACAGAGTTCGCGTACCCGCCTCCGGTGTTGATAATGCTCTCGCCTGTAAAGGTTGGTGGATTCACAACGCCTATGATAGGAGCAACGGCGGTTCCGGTGTTAGTGACGTTACCTCCTGCAGTTACCGATTGTACACAGTTTGTGTTTGAGACGAGGAACTTAGCCGTATCCGTACCGACACACTGGCTCACAGAAAGTCCACTATCGGCTACATTGCCGGTAGTCACGACTCCTGTGAAGGTAGGTGCCTGCGTTGTAGAGACTGTCGGAGAGCTAGGGTTAGGAGTGGTTACAACGATGTTGGTTCCCGCAGTGATCCCCGTAGTTGCAGCGGCATCGTAGCCTCCCTGGTAAACGGGTGAACCAGAAGCGATGGTATTGCCTACAATACCAGAGTTGACACGCTGAACATTGAACGAGAACGACGATGCCGCATTCACGGAAGTGACAACATACCCAGAGACGTTCGTTGTACCATCCGTGATGGTCAGCGGAGCTCCAGACTTGAGGGTAACAGGATAGGTTGTGCCTGTGTTCACGGTTACAGCAGAACCTATAGCAGGCACTACGAATCCAGCACTTGTAAACGGAAGGCAAGGGAACGGAAGAGAGGTAAGGATGTTAGCCACATCTACCATACAGCCGTTCGCGGGGGAGGTACTAAGATCAAAAGACCCGCCGGTAACAGTGCCCGTGAAGGTCGGGCTATTTGTGATCGTTACATTAGGCGTTGTACCGCCAGAGGAGGCAATGTTTCCCGAACCCGTGACAGACGTTACCGTGCCGGAACCCGTTCCGCAGTTAGAGCCAATGGAGGAGACGGTCGTACCGTTAGACTGCAAGCAACCGCTCGGGAGAGAGGTATTGTTGGTTCCTCCATTCGCTATGGCTACTGGGACGGTTAAAGATACAGTAGGAGAATTTGGATTAGGGGTTGAGATAGTGATGCCTGTGCCCGCAGTGAGTGATCCTATGGAGCCATTAGGACAGGCAGTAGATGCAGAAGTGATAACCCCTGAGATAGACTGAAGACAGTCTCCTGAGGTAAGTGCAGTATCTTTAAGGTTTGCTGCCTGGAGTTGCCCGGTGAAGGTCGGGGCATTCGTGATGGAAACCGTAGGATTTTGCCCCCCTGTGGAGGCAATGTTTCCAGTGCCAGAGACCGAGAGCACCCCAGAGTTCGCGACCTGGAAGACCCCTGGGGCTGGAGTAGCGACTGTTACTCCTGTGCCTGCTGTGACTGATACTGGAGTGGGGGTAGGACAAGGCCCTCCAGAGAGGGCCGTACCGTTAGAAGTGACGCAGCCAGAGGCAATCGAGGAGGTACCTGTCCCTCCGTATGTCAGTGCGATTGGGGTTGCAATACTGACAGTGGCCGTGTTACCGACATTGATAACTTGGATAGGCAAGGTACCGGCTACTATAGTTCTGCCGCCGTTAACACCTGCTCCAAGAATCCGGCTTACACCCTGACTTGCATTCAAAACCACTGAAGGGGTGCCGGTAGCACTTGTTGCATCCACGCGAACCTTCGTCATCGTGGCGCAGTTGAAAGCGTAGTTCCCAACCGACGTAATTGATGTACTGGAACTCACGCCGTCAGGCGACACCACTGTTAGTGCTGGGGTCCAAGCTGATCCATTGAGGTAGAACCCTTCCACCCCAAGGGTCCCACTGAATGACCCTGAGACTGAGATAGCACACCCGGACTGTCCTGTGAGCCCCAACAAGGTGATATAAGGAGCCGTCGGAGCGGTGACAGGATTACCGGAGACAGTCAGATAAGCAAGGTCAGCCTTTCCAGGAACCGCCGTTACAATACCCAACAATAAAACACAGAGATAGACGATCCAGCGTCTTAACATTAGAAGTCCTCATTTCCGATCATCATGTGAGCGCCCCCTGCCATGCTATCCCCAACAGATCCAGCGATGATCTTATTCATATGGAGAACGACAGTATCAGGTCCCGCCCCAGATGAGGCCGCGTTAGCGTATCCCTGAATGGCATGCGTACCATCAGTGACAAAGATAGGGGTGAAAGTAAGCATAGAGAACAGTCTTTGCTCTGTCCCGCCACCTGTCAGAGTTACGGTCCCTCCAACAGAAGGAATGATAAATCCTGCAAGCGTCCATTGGTTACAAATGTCTGTGTTATAATGCCCACCAACTCCAACATCCACACAGTTGCCCGCCGTAGCGGACGCGGTGCCTGTACCGCCGTAGGCAACCGGGATGGGGCTAGTTATCTCAACGTCATATACACCAGGGGAGGGAGTAGATACCGTGATCGGAGTCGTGCCGGTAATGGCGGTTACGCAATTTTGGTTTGACACTAACTTCTTAGTGGAGTCAAATCCTGCGCATGAGGTTCCGGTAGCCGTGTCAAATGTGGCGTTGGATGAGGATTCAAATGTCCCGGGTACTTTAAAAGTAAACGGTAAGGACAGAGTAAAGACTGCTCCCCCGCTGTTTGCTATTATTTGGTTGGTCGTGCCGGTGATTGAAGTGACACAATGAGACGCAGTAGTAATCCGATTACTTCCATTGGTCCCAAGGCACTGGTTTGTCGTCGTATCAGTGACTGTTATATCATTCGTTGTCAGGTTCCCTGACACTTGTGGATCACTCGGAATAGAAATGACCGGCGTAGTCGTACCATTAACAACCGTTATCTGGTTGGCCGTCCCAGAGACGCTTGTAACGCCCCCTGAGCCCGTTCCGCAGTCCGATCCGGTTGAAGTGATCTTTGAATCGGCGTCTGTATGCAAGCACTGGTTAGGTGGAAGGTTCTTAGGAAAGAAATCATCGGAAAGTCCATACGGAACATTGACAAATTGGGCTGCTGAAACGGAAGAGCCCGCTAACAATGCCCAGATAAGCCAGGGTGTGGACCATTTCCAATGGTTTCTCATTTTTTCTTCTCTTTTTTACCTTTAGCATGCTTTTTGGCCGGGAATTTACCCTTTTTCTTCGCGGATTCTTCCTCAGAAGAGTTCATCAGAGCAACTTTCAGACCTATACTCTTCCCTTTTTCCGTGGGTTTGCCGGATTCTTTGATAGCTGCCTTCTTAGAAGCACTAGCTCCTTTGCTACGTGCCATCTTATTTGTTCTTCTTTCGTTTCGGCATGTTCTTACCGGCCTTCGCAACCTTCTTGTACTGCTTAACAGAAGGCATGTGCATATCTGTAGCTTCGTCCTTACCACCGCTCATGGACAAGTGGGTACCCTTTGAACTCTTCCCCCCGCTCTTATCGATCGCTTCGTCCAAGCGTTCAACTTTATGCGGTTTGAGGTGCCCTCCACCGTGAAGAGACTGGTGAAGCGACTTAACCGGACCGGCTCCATCTTTGCGATTACGCATCTCGGGCATGAAAAAAACTCCTACAGGCTTGTTATACTCATTATAACCTGTAGGAGTTCAATAATCTATCTAACCCAACGAGTCCCCCTACGCCAGGGATTCCCTTCTTCTCGATTCATCCTCAGTCTTCGCTTAACCCACTCTTGATCTATAGGGGAGTCATATGCTTTCTCAATACCATCTTCACCTGGTCGAGTGAAACCTAAGTGCATAGCCAGGGAGTCGATGATGTCGTCGTGATCCGGGAGGGACTGAGGGGAGAAGGAGTCTAGTTGGCTTAGTAGGCTATGGAGCCCGGGTTGAAGATAGATACGTCGAGCGGTCCATAGAGGCTCAAGTTGTTCTATACGTTCAGCCTTCGGCTGTCCCCCATGGGACACTTCCTCAATTGCTAGGGAGATACCGATAGGTTCGAGTTCCCGATGAAGAGCATTGACCCAATGGGCAAATGAACCTATGGCCTCGATGAGGAGCAGATCAGGTCTATAAGTAAGGATGATTGACTTAATTCTCTGCACAACTTCAGTAGGTGTTCCTTTCACCCCTTCGGCATGTGGAATCCACCACCTGTCGAACATGTCGGTTCCAACAACGGTAATGCCATGATAATCTGACTTAGCTGTTGCTTTAGTTCCTGCTGTATCCCAGGCCATAGTGGTGTAGACCGGGTATTGATGGTCATCTGTTTGTACAATCCCTTGTTTCGTAGTACGGTAAAAGGAGAACGGTACCTCCTGTAGGCACTCCATCTTAAAGGTCTTATCCGCATCTGCAATAGGTTGATTGAGATATTGAGCAGAGAACTTCCGAGATCCAATGCGTTCTTTCTGCTCCGATAGGAACTCATAATCGTGTCGCGAGGGGAAGTAAAGACCATTGGGGCCGTCGTAGCATGATCGGATCAGCTTCGTGAAGACCGGCTTCTTACCGCTCCTCTCTCGCTCAGCATCAATAGAGATCAATCTCCCGTAAGCATCATCTGGATGCCACCGAGTGAAGATCAGGATCAATGTACCACCTGGTTCAAGGATGGGTAAGAGGTCAGCTATATGATCGAACACCTTCTGACGCGCTTCCGAAGTACGACAGTTAGTATCGGTTACTAAATCGTCCGCGACTATGAGATCGTAATGGCTGCCGGTCTGTGAACGATCTACCCCCGAAGTATCAATAGAAGGCTCACGAAACACCTTTGTTCGCTTTGATATGGTTATTCCAGAGTCGTTCCACTGCTCTTCTCGAAAGACCGGCTTCCAATCATCTCCGTATCGTGCTTTAAAATCATCATTTTTTGTGATATGAGAAGCTACGGCTTTAAGTCGTTTTTTGGAAACATCATGGCGGAAAGAATCAATCAGAATTCGAGCATTGGGGTTTCTCACGAGTACTCCAAGAGGTAAGCCCTCTGTGGCGCAACTCGTTTTAAACGTTCCACGAGGAACGCCAACCATGATGAGTGTCTGCGTCTTACCTGTGAACTGACAATCTCCGACTGCCTTCTCAAAGATATTACACATATCATAATGAGGCTGTGGCTCCATATCTTCCATGTGTAAAGTCCCCTTACACATATCATAAAGCCACTCAGGCTTTACGAGAGTGGCTAGAGGATCCTCAATAATGACTTCTTCTTTTGGCACCGATAAGAAGTCAAAAAAATTCTCCGTCATGGGAAGAAAAAGTCCTTCAGATGTATATCAGCTGGATCAGGAGCGCGAAGTCCCTTATCTTTAGGATCGCTAAACGAAACGTTGTTGGGAGGCCGATACGTTTGCACGTACTGAACAAGTCCATCCCACACATCTAACGGGATATGTGTAAAGTTCCATTCCTTTGTAATCTCAGAGTACGCCATGAGAACTACGGTAGAATCTCCTTCCCACCCAACGAGATAATTGGGGGAATTATCATCTTGTGCCATGACGCTCTCCTATGTTGCAGAATGCAGGTGTTCTTTAACGTATGCTTTTACTTCAGGGATCAGTGCTTGCAGATTGTCGCCGGGACAGGCGGTTGCATAGTCGGAGGTACTATGAGGATAAAATATCGTTGCTACTTCTCTGTGTCCTATCGTTCTGACAATGTGAGGTAACAACCCATGAACGAATACGGCAAGCTCTTTAAGCGCTTGAAGTTGTTGCGGAGTTGGATGAGACTCCATGAAGTTCCCTGTTAAACAGACGTTAACAGATTCCTGATTCCTGCCGTAAGCAGCAGCCGGAACAACAATGATGGGCCTGCCGGAGTAGACCTCACCATCGTGTGTGATGATCCAGTTGTACGCTATACCGGCCATTCCTCTTTGTCGGTGTTCCTCATCAATCGCTCTCGGGTCCTGGTCAGCAGGTCCGGCAGAGTGATGTATGATGAGGTCTGTGATGTCCGCGCCTGAACGAGGAGTCATCGGTCCGAACTTAGGATAGTCGATATATCGGATGTCCATTAGACAGACGTAATGACCACTGAAAAATCCAACCCGCCGAGACGAACGGTGGGGAGGGGAATGTCCGTCAGAGACGAGAGCGTCGAGATGGTCATAGCCAAGCTCATGGCTTCCGGGATTGAGACGCGGGGGAGCGGCGACGTATGCTCCTTAGCCGAGAGAGACACCAAGTACTTTGCATCCCGAAGCTTGACGGTGAAGGATGCCTTCTTCGAAAGGACCACCTGGGTGAAGACTTGGAGGTAGGTAGAGAAATTCATTTTTGTGCTCCAGTAGAAGTGGGGGTAGGAGAACCAATGATTCGAAGGACATCAGTCGCCAGGAGAGAGACTAGACCAAGCACAGCTATGATCTTTGGGGCATAGGAGCCCGCTAGCGAGGCGATAGAGCTCTGGAAGGTAGCATCAGAGGCAAGAATGCTAAGACCCGCTACGCGGGCAAGGAGGGCCATTAGATCGAGTTTGTGAAGAGTCATGTTCTCATTTCTACAAGGTTGGGGGAGAAGACCGCTTGGATAGCGTCAAAATGGAGTAGACTTACGTCAAGCATCTCTCCCGGAAAGAGAGGCTCCAGGGAGGGTACCTCTAGTATACGCTCCTCGGAGAACCGATGAAAGAGGATCTGAGTACCAGGGGTTAAGCCTTGTAATCCTGTGGTAGTTCCGAGGACATGTCCCCAGATTGCAGGGAACTGAGCTCCCTTCTCCACATATAGTCCGCCTGGTGTAAAACCGCTTGGTCGATACACTCGGATGAGCAAACTGTTGCCTCGAATGCGGGGGAGTGAAACGGAGTTGAGTGACGGGTGGCGGAGTACAACCGGAGCAAAGGGGGGATACCGAAAGCCATCAGAAATCCTCTGAACTTGGGAGAGAGAGAGGATCTGCTTTTTTTGGGCCCAGGTTGGGGGCTGGAGGACCGGGGGGTTCAATGTCGACATAGTTCACTTTCTTCGGCGGGATGTCTAGGAACTCCTGTGAAGCACTTTGTGGTTCTTCTCTTAAGAGCTTCTTAATGTTAGGAGAGCCTAATGGAGGAGCTGAAGCATTGGCCGATAGTTCTAGGGCCAGGTGCTCTAGGCCGTACGAGGTAAGAGCAGCAACAACCCCTTTAGGCGACGTGTTGACTGTCTGAGCCAGCATGAGTATGGCGCGGGCTAATTGCTGGGGGAGATCTATGATGAATCGGTAGAGCTGCGTAGTGTTCTCCTCCACCTCCTTGAGCAGGTTCCGGTGGGCCCTCGTGAACTTGCCGAACCCCTTGCCGTCATTCAACGCAGCACAGAAGCGAGAGATGACGGAGAGATTATACTTTTGAAGCTGTTGCTTGTTTGTAAGAACCTTGGTCAGGTACCCGAGTTGTGTGGGTATGATAACAGTTCTCGTGGGCTGCTGGGTACCTCTCTTGCGCGACATGTTTCGCAAATGTCTTGTGTACGTAAGGTAACTTGTGAACTCTTTGGGAGGATCGCAGCAGGGACAGTCAGCCTTGAAGTTGATGCACTGGAAGCAATGGCATGGAGGGTAGTGAGGTCTAGGCATTGTCTTTGTCGATTTGAGTAAAGTCCCATCTCTCGTGCTTCACATCATCCAGTAAAGTTGTATGGTTGAAGTTTCTCATGATATAGGTCTTGTACGGAATGTGCATCAACCTACCATAATCATCGATGAGCCTCAAAGTAGGGTAAGCCATCACAGGATCATCTAGTACCGGATAGACATTGTAGTACTTTTTAAAAATCTGCAACGCCCGTACGAGCGAGGGGGGTACCTCAGCGATACACAACTCGTAGCTCCACATCATACGTTGGCAGCTAATGTACTCCCACTTCAGGAACTCATTCTCTTTCGCCTTGTAGTACATGTGAGCTACTTGCCAATGTCGTCTAGGAGGACGGCACAGCACTTATGGTCTAGGGCAGGGTGCCCCCACATCCTCCGAGGGGGGATCACTCCTGACCCATAGTAAACAGTGAACCTCGTACCACACTCACATTCATACTCCCAGTTCATGTTCTTAATCCTCGACTATGGCGACAACATGTGTCTGAGGCATGACGAGAAACGATCCTTGATCGTACTTAATCTCCACCCCGGAGAGCATGGAGAAGAGTACCTCGTCACCTGCCTGTACATCCATAGGAGAGTGGCTGCCATCTGGATACAGTAGGCCAGGACCAGAAGCCACGACGGTACCTTGTCGAAGATTCCGGTGGCCCTCAAAATGTCCTTGAGGGAGCAAGACTCCGCCATGTGAAACATCCTCTTGAGGCTTCTCAATGATAATGAGATTGTCGTGGTAGGGGATTGGGATCTGGGCAGGGCTACTCATGGGGTGGGTTCCTTTCTCGTAAGGTGGATACCAGGAGTCTTGCCATAACGGGGAGAGTACCAATTCTCTAAGAATGTGGCAATACCCTGCGTATGAAACTGGGCATCTGAGGGATCCCAAAAACGGATAGTTGTGGATCCTATCTCTGTGATTACTGCATAGTGACCGTCCTCTCCCTCGAAGTAGTTAACTAAGAGGGGGAGTGGAGTGTCTCCATCGAGTTCCTTGGCGAGAACAACAGAGGGAAAAATACTAAGAAGATAAGAATGAATTACTTTAGGGCTAGTGCCATCTTTATCCGTGGTCTCGAGATGATCCTCTAAGGTGTCAACTGAGAAGTTGTAACCTTGCATGAGGAGCATGTAGGCTAGGGCGGTGGGGCCACAGTTGGAGGCCTTGGACTGTGGAAGCATGAGCGTATAGAAGTGAGCTGTACGGGTTGATCCCTCCCAATTATTATGGACGTTAGTAACAATTGCCCCTTGTTGAAGTCTCAGGTGCAGCATAGCAGGAGTAGTAGCATGGCCTGTTATACACGATACCCCTGGCAAGAGTAAGGACTCCCTTCGCTGTTGACGTATGAGTTTACGGCCCGCACCCTTTCCTTGGTGAGATTCTATGACGGTAGTCGAATAGACGTAGAGGATATCATGGGAAGGGATGAGGTCAGGCAATGAATCATCAAACTCATTTACGAGTTTGCGGGATCTGATCGCTATAGACTCTGCATAGGCAACCTTGTTAGGGTCACGTAAATAGGTCACCAGGTCACTAAGGTGGACTAGTTCTTCCTTCTCTGTGCGGGACATCTGAAGTTCAGGGGGATACAGTTCTTCAAAGTCCATAAGGTTCGGTTCATACATCTTGGGTACTTACTCCTTGGGCGAGGGAAGCAACGAGCTTGTCGATCTTGATGCGTTTACGTGACGCACAGGGTTGAAGTCCAAGATGACGCCACGTGTACCCCAGCTTGATGTTGGAGATGGTCTGCTGGCTAACTCCATAGTCCTGGGCAATCTTGAGAGCAGATCTCCGATCCTCGTGGATGGCCCTCACCTGTGATTCTGTCAGGATAGACAATCTTCCACGGGGGAGCTTTGTCTTAATCCGACGTTCATCGTTCGTAAGTGCTTCCAAGATAGCATTGGATTGGTTCCAGATGTTGTGGAGTTGGGCCACTGAGATTGGGTAGCTTGCGAGCACCTCAGTAGGCTCCTCTACATAGAGTCGCAGCTTACCGTCATCCGCTGGGCAGATATTAAACAAGATGTTAGACGTTTCCATTAGGTCATCTCCTCTTCTTCATCCAGTTCAATACTTAGGGGGGATCATCCCTTCGCCAGGAGGGCTAAGGCTTGTTTGGTCACTTCAGGACGGAAGTGGATGACATATGTGCGGAAAGGGTAGGTAGGGGCGTCATTAGGCGCTACTTGCTCTTCAGTGTCCATATGGGCAACTCTAACCTCTCGCTCACACCACACTCCGAGTCTAGCCCTGTCGATGGGTTCGGTGGAGTACTCAAGTTCAAGGGATAGCTCTGTAACTTCGTAGACACGGGTCTCATCCCACTTAACGAAGTCGGTAGGCTTAAAGGGGATTGGGGTATTAGCAACGATCTCTTTAATGGCCTGCAACTTATTTGTAGTAGACACTAGACGACCTTTCTTTTTACGAGTGTTCTCACATTGTTTACACTCACTCCGCCTACCAGAGTGATTCCTCAAGTCTTTGTGAAATCCTTCTTCAAGTGGTAAAGATTTTTTACACTTGGTGCAGGTTTGCTTTCGTGATGTATCCATGTCTCTATGATACTACTTTCCTCGGTCAAAGTCAATGACCGGGTATATCTCGTTGAGAACCTCCCCCCTGAGAGTCCCCCCGTTTTGTAAAGGGGGCACCCCCTTGAGGTAAAGATACTGTAAAGATTGAATGAAGGAAGTGTAAAGAGTTGGTAAAGAAGCGTTAAGAGTTTGCGATTATAAAGAGTTGGTAAAGATAACTATACATTGGAGGGGTTGACAGATGGCTGGATGTGGTAATTGACAGCTTGCGTTAAGATAGTGTATACTTTGGGTTAATAGAGTATTAATTTGGTGTTAAGCGCGTGTAAATTTATTTAAAAAACTAGAAAAAAATATAAAAAAAATTTAA